TGATGTTTCCAACTCTATTCATCGTATGCTTGCGGTGCATGAAGAAAAAATTTCAAGACAAGAAGAAGCAATCGAAGATGCAGAGAAATCATTAGAAAATAGACGAACTGAACTTTCTATTAAAATAGATGAACTTCATTCTCGTATTACTACAAATAGTAAAGAAATAATGACTGCTGCATCTGCACAACACATTCAACAGAATAAAGAAATACAAAAGATTAAAGACGAGCTTGCTGCAAGAGTAGGTCTTCTAGAAAAATGGCGACATGTCCTTATCGGGTGTTCTATTGTCGCAGGATTTATTTTACACAAATTTATAGATATTACTTGACATTTATTGTGTATCCCTGTATGATGTATATATTATGTCGTATATTGATACAAAATTCTTAAATATTCTTAGTCCACAGCTTTTAAAGTTTCAAAAGAAGGATGATAACCTTTGGAACTTTAGATGCCCTTATTGTGGGGACTCCCAAAAATCTCGCTCTAAAGCAAGGGGGTTTGTATATCGTAAGAAGAATGACCTGTTCTTCAAGTGTCATAATTGTGGTATGGGAACAACACTTGGTAATCTTATTAATTATCTAGACTCAAAAATCTATAAAGACTATATAATGGAAAGATATTCAAGTGGCGTCAAAACTGTTGACCCCAAGCCGGAGTTTAATTTCAATGCCCCAGTGTTTCGTAAAAAGAGTGTTCTCAAAAATCTCAAATCAATTTCAGATTTGCCCAATGACCACCCTGCTCGAAGCATTGTTGAAAAAAGAAAACTACCACCTAAATGTCTTAACGACTTATACCTGTGTGAGTCATTTTACAAATTCACGAATTCATTAATACCAAATAAATTTCCATCATTAGATGGAGATCATCCTAGGCTATTAATACCATTTCGTGATGAAGATGGTGAAGTGTTCGCTTATCAGGGTAGAGCATTTGGTAATGAAATACCTAAGTATATCACAATCAAACTAGATAGTGATGCAAATAAAATATTTGGTTTAGACAAAGTAGATAAGAATAAAAAAATCTATGTTGTTGAAGGCCCGATAGATAGTTTGTTTTTAGATAACTGCATCGCAGTTGCTGGAGCAGACTTCAATAATATTCAAGGTGATATAACAGTTATCTATGATAACGAGCCAAGAAACAAGGAGATAGTTAAACAAATAGAAAAGACTATCAACGAAGGTCGAAGCATTGTTTTGTGGCCCGACAGCATGAAAGAAAAAGATATTAACGATATGATTTTGTCAGGACACTCAAAATTAGAAATACAAAAAATTATAAAAGACAATACCTTTGAAGGTGTTGCAGCTAAATTAAGATTTACAGGATGGAAAAAAATAAATGAACCGCACCTGAGAGGATACTTAGGGATGTATAAAAAGGAGCTATAAACAAAATGGAATCTGCTGAAATCGCATACCTCAACACAGAAAAAAAATATTTAAATATCAGCATAGAAAGAACAAAAGACAATAACATATCAGATCAGGCAAAAAAATTATTAAAGGATTATTATCAATTAGAAGATGAGGTATCACCACAGCAGGCATACGCAAGAGCTGCAGTTGCATATTGTTATGAAGATTATGAATTAGCACAAAGGATATATAACTATGTTAGTGACGGGTGGTTTATGTTTGCATCACCAGTATTATCTAATGCACCACTTCCTAATGTAAAAACAAAAGCACTTCCTATCTCTTGTTTTTTAACCTATGTTCCTGATTCGTTAGATGGTCTAATTGACCATTCTTCTGAGTTGCGTTGGTTGTCAGTTAAGGGTGGTGGTGTCGGTGGTCATTGGAGTGATGTTCGTGCGGTGTCAGATAAAGCACCAGGCCCAATGCCATTCATACATACAGTAGACGCTGATATGACGGCTTACAGGCAAGGTAAGACTCGTAAGGGGTCGTATGCTGCATACATGGATATATCACACCCTGATATTGTTGAGTTTCTTAATATGCGTATTCCTACAGGGGATGTGAATAGAAAGAACTTAAACTTGCATCATGCAGTAAATATTTCTGATGCATTTATGCGAGCAGTTGAAAGAGATGAGATGTGGGATTTGATTGATCCCAATGACCAGACAGTTCGTGATAGTACGAAGGCTAGAAAAATCTGGGAACAAGTCTTAGAGACTCGTTACCGTACAGGTGAACCATATTTAAATTTTATTGATACTGTTAATCGTGCGATGCCACAGTCCATGAAAGACAAGGGATTGAAAATACATGGTTCTAATTTGTGTAATGAAATACATCTACCTACCTCTGAAGACCGCACAGCAGTATGTTGTTTGTCATCTGTTAACCTAGAGAAATATGACGAATGGAAAGACAGTCGTATGGTTGCTGATCTTATTCGGTTTTTAGATAATGTGCTTCAGTTCTTTATTGATAATGCCCCAAAAGACATCACTCGTGCAAAGTATTCTGCTGAACAAGAGCGTTCTCTTGGTCTTGGTGCAATGGGTTGGCACTCTTATCTTCACAAAAATCGTATTCCTTTTGAGTCTGAACTAGCAAAAGCAAAAAACATTGAAATCTTTAAACACATAAAATCAGAAGCAATATTAGAAACAGAACAGTTAGCAACAGAACGTGGAGAGTGTCCAGACATGGAAGGAACAGGTCGGCGCAACTCACATCTACTTGCGATTGCTCCTAATGCAAACAGTTCAATTATTTGTGGCACATCACCAGCGATTGAACCAAGCAAAGCAAACGCATACACTCATAGAACAAGAGCAGGTTCTCATTTAGTCAAAGACAAATACCTTGAAGAAGAATTAGAAAAGGTAGGAAGAAACGATACTAAAGCATGGACATCTATTATTACCAATGGTGGTTCAGTTCAACACTTAAAATATTTGTCAGACGAAGTAAAGAGCATATTCAAAACTGCAATTGAAATTGAACAAAATGAAATCGTGGCTCAGGCTGCAGACCGTCAAGAGTTTTTGTGTCAAGGGCAATCCCTTAATATATTCTTTGCGGCTGGTGCTAGTCGTTCTGAGTTGCACAAAGTACATTACAATGCATGGCAACTTGGTTGTAAGGGAATGTATTATTTAAGAACAGAAACATCAAACAAAGCAGAGAACGTATCTACAAAAATAGTTCGTGATGCATTGAGAGATTATGAAACTCAAGCAATTAATCAAGAGGAGTGTGTTTCATGTCAGGGATAAGAGTAGTAACAAAAACAGATTGCCCTTTTTGTTCGATGGCAAAGAATTGGTTGAAAGAACATTCTTTTGAATATACAGAAGATTTAATTGACAATGAAGAAGAACGTCTTGCGTTCTATCAAACAATAAATGGTGCTACAGAAGTTGTGGGTGAGCTAAATACTCGTAGAATTAATTCTGTTCCCCAAATCTTTATTGATGACAAACGTATCGGTGGATATGATGAGTTGATGAAGGTGGGTGATGACCTACTAAAAAAACGTAGTGGTGGTGGACTGATGCAATTCAGCGAAACCTATAAACCATTTCATTATCCTTGGGCAGTAGAGATTACCACACGCCATGAGAAGGCACATTGGATAGAAGATGAACTTGATTTATCTGATGATGTTTCAGATTGGAAGTCAGGTAAAGTTACAGTTATTGAAAAAGAATATGTCACAAACATTTTACGATTGTTCACGCAGTCAGATGTTGCGGTAGGTCAGAACTATTTTGATCAGTTCATTCCTAAGTTTAAGAACAATGAAATTCGTAATATGTTGGGTTCTTTTGCAGCCAGAGAAGGTATTCATCAACGTGCGTATGCACTACTGAATGAGACACTAGGACTACCAGACAGCGAGTATCATGCGTTCCTAGAGTACAAGGAAATGGTTAACAAGATTGAGTTTATGCAAGATTCAGATAATGCCACTATGAAAGGATTAGGTCTTGCACTTGCAAAATCAGTGTTCAATGAAGGTGTTGCATTGTTTGCATCATTTGTCATGCTTCTAAACTTTCAACGGTTTGGTAAGATGAAGGGCATGGGTAAGGTTGTCGAGTGGTCTATTCGTGACGAGTCCATGCATGTTGAGGGTAATGCAAAACTGTTTCGACAATTTTGTATAGAACATCCCAAAGTTGTTGATGATGAATTTAAACTAAGTATTTACGAGATGGCTCGTATTGCAGTCAAGTTAGAAGATAAGTTTGTTGACCTTGCATATAAAATGGGCAGTGTTGATGGTCTAGATGCGGCTGAAGTAAAAGCATATATAAGGTATATAACGGATAGACGATTGTTGCAGTTGGGATTGAAAACTAATTTCAAGGTGAAGGAAAATCCTCTGCCTTGGTTAGAGTGGGTTTTAAATGGCGCAGACCATACTAACTTCTTTGAGAATCGTGTTACGGAATATGAAGTAGCAGGATTATCAGGTAATTGGGATGATGCATACGAAGGAGTAACTGCATGAAATTAATTGTATGTAACGAATGTGACGGTGAGTTTAAAATTAATCATGAGATGGGTGGTGTATATCGTGCTGAGTTTTGTGTTTTTTGCGCTTGTGAATTAACCGAAGAAAATAAAGATGAGATAGAAGAATCTCCATTATGGACTGATGATGATGAATAATTATGGTGGAAAGGGTTCTTCTCCAAGACCTATAAGTAATAAGGAACAATTTGATAAAAATTGGAATTTGATATTTGGGGAGAAGAAAGATAATGAAAACAAGCTCAGCAAAAGCAAAAGGAAGACGGTTTCAACAGTGGGTTCGTGATAAATTAATTGAAACCTTGAACGTACACCCAGAAGATGTGGAATCTCGTAGTATGGGTGCAGGGGGTGAAGATTTGATTATGGCAAGAGCTGCAAGAGAAAAGTTTCCATATTCAATTGAGTGTAAAAATCAAGAAACACTTAATGTGTGGAAATCATATGAACAAGCAGAAGCAAACTCTGGAGATTATGAACCAGTAGTTTTTATTAAACGAAATGGGCAGAAGCCTCTAGTAGTGGTTGATGCAGAATACTTTGTTAAGTTGCATCAAATGTTACCAAAGGAATATAACATAGATGAGCTTTGTTGAACAATATAAGAAATACCACGCAGAAGAAGAACATAATTTTCCAGGCAATAGCCTTAGACCACAACTAAGACACATTGTTGATTTAATACAAGATACTAAATCAAAAACCTTGCTTGATTATGGTTGTGGTAAGGGGTTGCAATACTCTGAATGGAAACACCATGAAGAGTTTGGAGTGATGCCTGCTTTATATGATCCTGCTGTTCCAGCATTTCAAAAACTACCATCTGGGCCTTTTCATGGTGTGTATTCCACAGATGTATTGGAACACATACCCAAAGAACAATTACCAGAGACAATATATAACATTTATTCTCGAGCAGAACGATTTGTTTTCCTCGGAATATGCACTAGACCAGCAAATACAATCCTTCCAAATGGTGAAAACGCACATTGTACGGTAGAACCAATTAGTTTTTGGCGAACAATGGTTGAAAAACACGCACCAAAATCTGTTTATACCCACATAAAAACCTACGGTAACTGTAATAGTTACGAAATACTTCACGAAGATATCTATTTAGAATGGTATTTAGATAACCTATAACACATATATAGCTAACCTATAACATTTGTATATTCTACTGAAAAAATGTTGTTATAAATAGTAACAATATAAGGTCAAAATTGTGGATATATTTTTGTTAATTTCTGAAGTTGGAGTCCCCATTGCAGTCGCAATCATTATGGGATTTTTTATATTTATGGTATTGAAACAAATACTTGAAGGTATAATCGATCAAATAAAAACTCTAACTATGTTTTGTAAGATGCTCGAAGATCGTGCAAGAGTAGGATGCAATGAGCTGATAAAAATTGATTTGCTGGTTAGTTCTGCTTTAGGAGTTACACCAGACATTAATCGTATTGCTCGCGCTGAAAACTTCAAAGAAGATGGCAAGTTAGATGTGAGGAGAGATTAATGCAAGATATGGCAAAACTGGTCACTGAATTTGGATTCCCAGTTGTCATGGCTGTCGGGATGGGATATTTTATATATTACATATGGCAGTTTATCAGTAACAACATTCAACCAGAATTAGATGCAATGCATATGGCTCTTATAAAATGTATAGATCAAAATCGTATGTTAGACAATGATATGATACGATTACAACAAAAAGTAAATGTTGTTCTGGAGTACAGAGAGAAGGATAAAATACAAGAACAAATAGAACGAAAGGCAGAAGAGTTAGCTGGTAAAAAATACAATGAAAATAAAAAATAAAATTAATTTCAAGACTAAATTAGTTATTTTAGTGTCATTATTTTTGTGTGTGTATATTACAGAATATGCTGAAGCAGCCGATTTGGTTCACGGGTGGAAGTCACCAGCTTTTAGTGGAATCGGATATAGTTCTCATGCACTAACAATTGAAAATCAAGAATACTCTAGAAAGAAAGCAATAAGAGAGAAAAAAGAAGCTGCAGCAAGAGAAGCTATAAGAGATGCAGCTAATACAAATCTTTCAAAGTTTATGAAAAATGTGGAATCAAGAATTTATGCACAGTTGTCAAAACAACTTGTTGATAGTATGTTCGGAGAAAATTCTGGGGAAGCAGGCACAGTGACATTTGAAGGCACAACAATCAGTTACGTTAAAGATACGGAAGACGTAACGCTAACAATACTGGATACAAATGGAAGTCAAACAGTTATTTCAGTTCCTATTGGTGACTTTACTTTTTAGTTTAGGTGGTTGTAGCACAACAAAATTTCAAGAAGCTCCAACATCTACATCAGTCCCAATGGTGAACAAATTAGAAAATTTTCCTCCTCCCGAAAGGAAGGTTGATATAGCCGTGTATAAATTTGTTGATCAAACAGGGCAGAGGAAACCTATTGACGCTGGTGCTTCATTCAGTATGGCTGTAACACAAGGAGCAGCAACGTGGTTAGTACAAGCACTTAAAACTGCTGGAAAGGGAGAGTGGTTTACAGTTGTTGAAAGAATGCAATTAGACGAACTGTTAAAAGAACGACAAATTATAAGAAATACAAGAACTACTTATGATGGAGAAAGCGCAAAAAAAGTTAGACCTTTGACTTTTGCTGGAGTTTTCGTAGCTGGTGGAATTGTTGGTTATGATTCTAATATAGAAACTGGTGGTGTTGGTGCAAGATATTTAGGAGTAGGCCCACAAGTTGAATACCGTAGAGATATGGTGTCGGTTGGTCTACGATTAATATCCGTTCAAACAGGTGAAATTCTACTTGCAGTAAGCTCTCAAAAAACTATATTAAGTGCTAAAGTTGGGGTGAGTCTTTTCACATTTTTGGATATGGGTACTAAATTATTAGAAGTTGAAGCTGGACTTACTGAAAATGAGTCTACATCTTACGCAGTTCGTAAAGCAATTGAACATTGTGTAATTCAGGTAATTGAGGAAGGAATAAAAGAAGAACTATGGAAATATAAATAAGGAGATAGAGAAATGAAAACAAGCATACTTACAATACTTGCTTATTTTATTATGTGCGGTGTGAGTTATGCGAGTGATGTTTACATCACACAGTCGGGCGCAAGTCTTACTGCCAACATCAATCAAGATGGACAGACCAATAAGTTCGGTGTTTCTGGAACAGTTGTTACCCTAACAGGTGATAGCCAGGTATTAGATATTGATCAGATTGGTAATACTAATACAATTGCAACATCATTAATTGGCGCAATACAAGAGTTTACTCTTAGACAAGCTGGTAACAGTAATACATCTACTGTATCGGTTGGTTCAAATTCAGCGTCAGGTGACAACAGCATTATTCAAACGCTTACGGGTAGTTCAAATACAACTACTGTCAACGTAGGTAACTCAGCTGCAACTGATGATGCAGATATTGATTTGACTGCAACTGGTTCTAGCAATACTATAACCATTAATGAAAACAGTACTGCATCAATGGTTGGTTCAGATAAAAAAGTAACAAGCATTACAGCAATTGGTTCTAGCAATACTATAACATCAACACATACTGGTGCGGCTGACCAAGATACAACTCTACATCATACAGGAGCATCAAGTACTTTTTCTTTAACCCAAGGTGGAGCATATGATGGAACAACTTCTATAACTACGGTTGGATCAGGACATAATGTTACAGTCACTATGGACGATTAGTTTTCTACTTTTGATTTCGATTAGCAATAGTGCTTTATCGGAAACCATTGGTAATGTAGTAAAACAAAATGGAAATGCCTCAGTAGAAAGGGCAAAGAATAAACTCGTTCTGAAAAAAAACTCTGGTATTGAATTTAAAGATAATGTTCGTACAGGAAATGGTAATGTTGGAATAAAATTTGTAGACAATACAAATGTGGCAATAAGTCCAAATAGTTCATTGACGATAGATGATTTTGTATATGACCCAAATAATAAAGGTGGGTCTAAACTTATAATGAATGTTGCATTGGGAACAGTTAGGTATGCAAGTGGTAATATTGCAAAACTAAATGCTCAGAATGTTGATATTCGTACTCCAACAGCACGAATAGGTGTTCTTGGAACTGCGTTCAGTATGACCGTTGATGAAGTTGGAAAGTCTTTGATTATTCTGCTTCCCAATGCAGACGGTACAGTAGGTAAAATTTCAGTAGAGAGTGAAGCTGGTCAAGTTATGCTTAATCAAGCATTTCAATCCACATTAGTTACAAATGGTGAAAGTATGCCAACTAAACCAGTTGTACTTGATTTAACTTTAGACCAAATTAATAATTTATTAATAATCAAACCACCCAAAGAAAAAATTATAGAACTAGTTAGAGAATCTAGCAGTATGAAAAACTTATTAGATATGGATTTTTTAGAGTTTAAAGTGCTAGATGAGAATAAACTTGATGAAGACGAATTAGAATTTACTGAATTGGATATTAATCCTTTAGATGTAGATTTGTTAATGAATGTGTTAGACCAATTGATTGCACTAACCGCCACCGCAGAAATGGTAGACGGTAGGACAAGTGGTTTCAACAAAGCAACTCAAGTCAATACGCTTCGTGATGGTTCTCGTTTAGAAATAATTAGGCATGTTGGAAGTAGCGAGGTGCATTTAAGACTAAACGCTGATTGGGGTTATGTAATTAATTTGACACAGGGTGGAATACCTGTGCCGGAGATAACAACAGATGACAACACTACTAATAATATTAATATCTATCAGTCTGAGTAGTATTGCACACGCTGGCAACAGTGTGTTCATAGAACAAATTACTACCAGTGATGATACAACAATAACTGTCAATCAAGACGGCAATAACAATGCTGTCAACTTCACTATGGCTCACGATGATAACGTATTTAATATTGACCAAAAGGGAAATAACAACACAGTCAGTTGGGTTTCCTATTGGGGTTCAGGTAGAAATTGGGGTGGTGACTTGGACGGAACAAATAACAATATAAAATTTGAACAAAACAATACAGCTGGTTCAGACTCAAACAGAATAGGTTTTCACATACAAAGCAATAGCAATGCTGTTCATGTGTGTCAGGGTGCAACTTTCGATAGCAGTTCTGATACAACGTGTTCTGGTTCTACACCCAACTCAGAGTATGGTGGCCATACGGTAAATCTAGATTTACACTCTGGTGGCAACTCCATCAAAATTGGTCAAGAAACTGGAACAAACAATGCAGACCACTCTGTCAAACTATACACATACGGTGGAGAAAATAATGATACCTTTATTACTCAAAAAGGAAACGGTAATAAGACCCTAAATATGACGATAAGAACAGATGGTGGTGAACAAGAGCTTATGCAAAAGGGTGATGGAAATCATACTGCGACAATAGATTTAACAGGAAGTTATCACACAGATTTAGATTTGGTTCAACGGGGTAACACAAACCAATCGTATTCTCTTACACAGAACTGTCAAACCTCTGGGGGTTGTGGAATATCATTAACACAAGGAAATTGAAGTGAAAAAATGGATTGTCTCTATCTTAGTTATTATTATATTTTGTGGTATACGTTTTGTAGACCCTTGGTTTCTCGACATGGTGCGAATGAAAGCACTAGACCAACATCAAATAACACAACAAGAAGCAACAATAGAAAAGATTGTAACGGTAGAAATAGATAATAATTCTATAAGGGAACGTGGTCAATGGCCGTGGCCCAGAAATGAATTAGCAAAAGATATTGAAAGATTATATCGTATGGGAGCTGCAATTGTTGTAGTACCTATACTGTTTGCAGATGCAGATAGAATGGGTGGTGATCAACAATTTGATGAGATGTTGAAAAAGACTCCTACCATCATAGGTCAAATACCAGCAAACGAAACTAAAGGTAATCCTGTTCCTAGAGGAATTGCAACGATAGGTACGCCATGGCAACCGTGGGTGTATAATTATAAAGGTGCAGTTGGCCCGATAGAATCTTTCACAAAATCAGCAATAGGTGTTGGTATGATGTTAATTGCGCCAGAGGGTGACGGTGTGGTTCGTAGAATGCCTTTGGTGGTTCAAATAGATGGACAACTATACCCATCTTTGTCTATGGAGATATTAAGAGTAGCTGCTGGTGATCTCAGTTACCAAATGAAAACTGGTGAGGGTGGTATCGAAGCACTACGCATACCAAAATACAAAAAGATAATGACTGATGCAAATGGTGCGGTGTGGATTGATTTCAAATGGAAAACAAAAACCTATTCACTAAACAAATTAACAGACAATGATTCATTTGAGGGAAAGATTGTAATTCTTTCACCAACTGCTTCTGGTATTGATAATCCAGTTGCAACACCAGTTGGAGTTATTCAAAGTCACGATTTGATTGCTGCCTCTGTAACAACCATGATGACAGGAAGGAACATCACAAGACCATTCTGGTCTGATTTAGCGGAGCTGTCGGCAACCTTAGTAGCATCATTGGTACTAACTGCCGCGGTGCTAACACTAAACTGGTATTTCGGTGCAATACTTCTACCAATATTCCTTGCAGGGTCTTACTATGGTAGTTCATACCTATTTACTGAATACAGTTATCTAATAGATTGGTCTTATCCTATTCTCACTATGTTTGTGGTTTGGTCGATTGCAGCTTTCCTACGGTTCATGGAAGAATTTAGATTACGTCAACAGATTAAGAAACAGTTTGAACATTACCTTGACCCAAGACAGGTTGCAATTTTACAGAAGAATCCAGAAGCATTGAAACTTGGTGGTGAACGTAGAGAAATGAGTTTTCTCTTTATGGACATTGTTGGGTTCACTCCTATATCAGAACACTATAAGAACAATGATGACCCAGAAGGATTGGTTGAGTGCATCAATGACTACCTAGACCGCATGACCAAGATAGTCTTGAATAACGGTGGTACGGTAGACAAATACATGGGTGATTGCATTATGGCATTTTGGAACGCACCACTGGATTGTGAAAACCATGCAGAACTCGCAGTTCGTACCGCTATGGAGTGTGCGGTGGAGACTGAGAACCTAAAGGCTGCATGGAAGGAGAAAGGACTGCCAGAGATTAATATCGGTAGTGGCGTCAACACAGGAACGTGTATTGTGGGTAATATGGGTAGTACCACTAGATTTGACTATTCGGTTATCGGTGATGCAGTCAATCTGGCTGCAAGATTAGAGGCATCTACTCGTAATTACCACAAGAAAGATGGGGGTATTGTTAACACAATTTACTCGTCATATACCCAAGAACAGCTGCCAGATGACCTAAAAGGTGTCGAATTGGACAAAATTAAGGTCAAAGGTAAGAACGAATTGGTAACTATTTACAAACCTCTTTAGAAATCAATGACTTACGACCAGCGATAATGCTTGACAAATCCTGCCCTAACCCTTATAATAGTTATATAAGATGAAAAAAGAGGTGAGAGAATGAGTAAAGTGATGAATTGGATGATGGACATGGAAGAGTACACTATTGATGCGGCTGAAATTGTACTTTCGGAAGTAGAAAATGTCACCAGTAAAGTGGCAATATTGTCAAGTGTGGTTGCACATGTGTCATCCCGAATGGATGTTGTTGACGAAAACTTCATAAAAGAGTATTTTGAAGCAAATATTGACGATTGGCGATTTGAGTTTAATTCTAAATATATCTAACAAACGCTTGACAAATCCTGCCCCAACCCTTATAATAGTTATATAAGATGAAAAAAGAGATAAAAACTATGAATGTTGTTTCAATTAATAAAGTTAAAATGTTTGACAAAATGTATGATGTTGTTGCAGATACAATAACCCTTGATAAATGGGTTCGATTGTACAGCGTTGAACGAGTTGCTGACCTTTTACCAAGTGATGCAATGGATACTTATAGAATGTGGTGTGATGACATTACTGAAATCCTAGTCAAAAACGAAGAGACTGATTTGAGTGAATACAGAATCAAATACTACTCTCTGTTGCATCGTGACTTGAAAGACTATAAAGAAGAGTGTGATTGGGAAATGGTTCGAAGCATGGAGTATGCAACGAAACTGAAAGAAAATTACGCACTCAAATCAATAGCTGCATAAATACTATTATGGACGCACTTACACACACTATTATAGCTACAAGTTGCATAGGTATTGCATTTGCAGTTGGGAGATATTTTCGCAATAATATTGCCGCTGAAAATATTGTTAGCATACTTCTTGATAGAATGGAAGAAGATGGTTTTATTAAGTGCAAATTAGATTCAAGCGGCGAAAAAGAATTAGTTAAAATCTCAGAAATTATTGCAGACCACACTAAAGGTACTTGACATTCTTCACTAATTTATGGTAAATTTATATTATGACTATGCATATGATGCCTGTATATTATACAACTAATAATACAAAAACTAAAAAGAAACCTATCAAAAACAAAAGAATTCTTGCTGCTCTTGCTGAGCGTGAGGACTATCTTCGTAAACAAGGGTGCCACCCTGACCAGCTCAAAAAGAAACCTAAGAAGTTTGTAGAATGGAAAGGTCATGATGTGTATCGCAGAGAGACAAAGTATATACCTAGTCTCAATTCTACTAGTGGTATAGATAGTTGTTCAAAGAAAGATAATACGGAACAATTAAAAGTGTCATCTAATTATACAATCGCACCAGCTTATAATAAAGGTGCATACCAAGTAATAACTAAAGAAAGTATAAAGGACATTGGAAGATGACTGAAGAAAAAGTAGAAATTGTTGAATTGAAAGAATATGAAAATGTTTCTAAAACCTCAACACCACTGAAATTTCAGCAACCATTTGTTTGGTATATGAAATGGGCATCTTCGATAGTGCTTATTATTGCAATGGTTATGACCACTAACAACATGTATCCCTACAACATGTATTTACAATGCATTGGTGTTGCTGGTTGGTTAGTTGTTTCAGTCATTTGGAATGATCGAGCATTGATAATTGTAAATGCAGTTGCGGTTGCAATTTTTCTAAATGGTATTTTTCAATATTTAGCAAAAGGATAAATCATGGTACGAAAGAAAATAAATGCTACTACGGACAACAGTAAATGGGAAGCACCTGTAAGAAAGAAGTTTCGTAAACCACGAAAACCTATGACTGATGAACAGAAGGCTGCAGCAGTTGAACGTCTTGCAAAGGCAAGAGCAATAAGAGCTGCAAAGAATCCTGATTATGGTCAAACTAATATACATGAAAGTTTACGTGACTTAAATGAAGACCATCAATTGCATCCTGATAAAGTCAAATTGTGGATTAAGACACAAAAGGATCTTGTGAAGGTTGCTCGGGCATCAGTCCGTCAGAAAATTAAAGGTTCGGAATCAAGACTTTCTAACCACGAAGGATATATTCGCAATATGCAAAGTTATCTAAAGAATGGTGATTGGGTAGATATGTTTTATGGTGAACACCAACAGGGCAAGATAAGACAAAGTTGTATTGCATTATCTTATTATTGGTATGGGCCAAAAAAAGGTCAACCAAACCGCACTCCAAATATATATTATCCTGATTTGGGTTGTGTGTGGACAACTGAAATGGAATTGGAGGGATAGTTTTTTGGAAGAAGAATCTAAAAGTGGAGAAGTTATTGAGGGCCCGTGGAAAAAACGGAGCATAAAACTTCCATCTGAAATCGAAGCAGAACTTGAAATAAAAAAAGAATTTGCTGAGGATTTGACTCAAGAGTTAATTGTTCATATGATTCAAATGTCTAATGATAATGGTATTGATGTATCAAATGAAACTTTCTCACATGATGTCGGTATCATAATTGAGTTTGCAAAGGGTATGGTATTTAGAGGAATGGGTTTAGAATATCCAACACAATATATTGTAGATACCTTTGTTGAAGTCGTTACTGATCCTGATGGAACTAGGCACACAGAAGTTGACTTGCAAGTTTTATTGCAAGCCAGCAAAATATTTTCGGATGATGAAGAATAATGATTTTAGTAGATATGAGCCAAATTTCAGTCGCAAATGTTATGATGCATTTGCATATGACTAAGGAAACTAAACCAGATGACAGCATGGTTCGTCATATGATTTTAAATTCGTTACGCATGTATCGCACTCGATTCAAATCAGAATTTGGAGAGTTGGTGTTGTGTTATGATTCCAAACATTATTGGAGGCGTGACTATTATCCAGAGTACAAAGCTTCTCGGAGAACCAGCAGAAAGAAATCAAACCATGATTGGGATGCTATTTTTGGTTGTCTTAATAAAATCAAAAAAGAATTCTCAGAGAATATGCCCTATAAATTTCTAGAGGTATATGGTGCAGAGGCTGATGATATCATTGGCGTTCTTAGTGCAGAATCTTCTGACGAAATTATGATATTGTCTGGTGATAAAGATTTTATTCAATTACAAAAGTATCCTAATGTGAAACAGTATAGTCCGATTACTAAAAAAATGGTAGGTGGAATGAATCCTGTTACATATCTTCAAGAACATATCTTCAAGGGTGATACCAGTGACGGCATACCTAACGTGCTGTCTCCAGATAATACATTCACTGATGGATTGAGACAACGACCGTTAGGTGCTAAAAAGATTTCATCTTGGATTGACAATAACATTGATGATGTTTTGCCTAATGATGAAGTGAAACGAAACTATCAAAGAAATAAAAACTTGATTGATTTAACATGTTGCCCAAAAGAATTGTCGTCTGAGATACTACATATATATAAGGAAGCACCAGTTAATGACCGTAGTAAACTACTGAACTATTTTATTAAAACGAGGTTAAAAACTCTAACTGAATCTATAGGAGAATTTTAGAATGGATTTATTAATATCAGAAATTTTAGACAAAGTGTCTAAAGCAAAAACAAAACAAAACAAGGTTGCTCTATTAAAAGAGTATGACAGTCCAGCATTAAGAATGGTTGTCAAGTCATCATTTGATCCTAAAGTCACATGGGCATTACCAGATGGAGAAGTTCCTTTTAAAAGAAATGAAGCACCTGCTGGTACAGAACACAGCGTTCTTTCATATGAGTGTAGGAAACTATATCATTACATAGAGGGTGGAAATCCTAAGCTTAGTCAAATGAAAAGAGAATCAATGTTTGTTCAGTTGCTTGAGGGTTTACATGATACTGAAGCAGATGTTCTTATCGCAGCCAAAGATGGGCTATTGCATCAAGCATATAAAGGCTTATCAGCAAATGTTGTTAAGGAAGCTTTCAACTGGACTGATGAATACATGGTAGACGACCATGCAGTTTATCATCAAATGCCAGGCCCTGCAAATGGATAATTTAGGATGTCCGAAAATATAATATCATTAGCAGATTTAATTGAGCAAAGATTTCGTAAACAACAAGAGATAGACTACTACAGGGAAACTCTTATAAACTTAGAACGAAAGATTCGTGAATTAGATAAGGAAGTTGGCATTACCACTTTAATTATTGATATGATTGAAACAGAAAGGGTATTGACAAATGATGAAAAGCTTGGTAGAATGTTACTATTAAATGATAAAAAAGTGAAGTAATGAATATATTTTATTTAGATAACAACCCTAAGATTGCAGCTCAAATGCACTGTGATAAACATGTTTGTAAAATGGTTATCGAGTATGCTCAACTTATGTCAACAGCTCATCGTGTACTTGACGGTACTCAATATTATGGTCTAACCAAGAATGGTAGAAAGATTAAACGCTGGAAATTAGAAGACAAAGTAATGGAAGATAGTCTAATGAAAGCATCACATGTCAATCACCCTTCAAACCTATGGGTTCGGGAATCTAAAACAAATTACAAATGGATATATTCTTTGTGGATTAAACTACTTGCAGAATATACACATCGTTATGGTAGAGAACATGCGTGTGAAGGTTACATAAATTTTCTCAAGGATTTGCCAACAAACATTCCTCACAATGATTTTATTGATCCACCTCAGTGTATGCCTGATTATTGTAAAGGTAACGATGCCGTTCTTGCGTATCAAAATTACTATATACTAGAAAAATCAAGCTTTGCAAAATGGAAAAGTAGAGCAATACCAGAGTGGTTCAATAATGAAGTATGAAGACGTTTGGCAAAAAGAAGTAGCAAGTATGCAATTACAGCTGTACAATGCCTACATTCGAATAAAAGAATTATCTAGTGAAAATAATAATTTAAAGAAATTAATAAAAGAATCACAATCGGAGATTGACTTTAATGCCAACATATAATTTTTATAATGAAGAGACTGAAGAAGAATTCGAAGGATTCATGAAAATTTCTGAACTTGATCAATATAAATTGGACAATCCTCATATTAAACAAAGACCAGTGCTAGTGGCTTTTGTTGGTGACCATATCAGCGCAACAGCAAAAAAGATTGATGGCGGTATGAATGAAAGGTTAGAACAGATTGCACATTCAAATCCTGGCTCTCCGCTTGCAGATAGATATGGTGGTTCAACTAAATCAATTAAAGATGTTAAAACAAGAGAAGTTCTCAAAAAACATGGTGTTCTTAACAGGTTAACAAAATAGATTATAAATAGTAATGGTGCAGGCGAGAAATCACACTTCAGCACAGACGCACGGCGTTATGGAAGCTTGGAAGTCAATCCGCCTATGCACCAGAGGGGGGTCGATACCCTCTTGCCGAACTTGCAACGATTGTCGGCCTCCCTCATCTTTTTTAATTAGGATATAAAATGGCAAGTACAAAAAAAACTAAAGAAATAAACGCTAGCAATCTTGTAACAATAAAACCAATTACAGACAACCAGAAAATTGTTTTTGAATCTTGGAAGAAAGGTCAAAACCAATTTCTTTATGGAGCTGCTGGTACAGGTAAAACATTCTGTGCGATGTATCTCGCATTGCAAGATGTGATGGATTTGCAGACACCATACGAAAGGGTTGTATTGGTTCGTTCACTTATACCAACAAGAGAGATTGGGTTTTTGCCAGGCGATGAAGATGATAAGTCAGCATTGTATCAGATACCATATCAGAACATGGTGCAGTTTATGTTTGAACAGCCAAACGAACAAGCATTTAATAATCTATACGATAGGTTAAAGGGTCAGAGTTCGTTACACTTTTTATCAACTTCTTTTCTAAGGGGGTTGACAATGGACAATGCAATTGTTATAGTAGATGAGTGTCAGAATATGAATTTTCATGAGCTGGATACTATCACAACCAGAATTGGCCAAGATGCAAAGATTGTATTCTGTGGTGATTTTGATCAGTCAGATTTACAAAAACAAAACGAAAGAAATGGTCTACACGATTTCTTTAGAATACTAGATGAGATGGAAGAATTTAATTGTGTAGAATTTACTATTGGTGATATTGTTCGGTCAGGATTTGTTCGGAGCTATCTCATTAATAAAATTAGACTCGGTTTTGGAAGCGAGTAAACCATATAAATGGTATACTGAGAATAAACCATACAAGAAAGGAATATATCCTATGTTAGAAATAAATTGTAACAACCCCGAATGTAACAATCCACTTTGTCAATGTGACCCATGCGAATGCACAGAAGACAAACCCTGCACATGTTGTGATTCAGTGCCTGAGTGATGGGAACATTTTTTTGGGTTATGATGGGAATAATATTAACTCTTTGGGGTTGGTGTATCTTTGAATGTAAAGCATTTAACAAAAGGTTTGAAAAATGAATTTAGAGTCTCTTAGAAGACAGTTAGAAATTGACGAAGGAGTCAAATATGAAATATATAATGATCATCTTGGTTACGCTACTTTTGGCGTGGGCCATTTGGTATTGGAAACCGATCCCGAATACGGTCGTCCAGTTGGCACAACCGTCAGTGAGTCCAGAGTTGTCGAAGTCTTTAAATTAGATTGTGAATCAGTATTGATAGACTGCATTACTTTATATCCAGATTTTTACGATTTACCAGAAGAAGTTCAACAGATAATTGCGAACATGATGTTCAATATGGGTAGAACTCGTTTGAGTAAATTTAAAGGAATGAAACGTGGTGTGGACGCAAAAGATTGGAACGCAGCTGCTGACGAGATGGTAGACAGCAGATGGTATCGACAGGTAACCAATCGAGCAAATAGATTAGTAAATCGAATGAGAGAAATTTAGGAGTAAAATTATTATGGAAGTTGATTATGCGTTAAACACGATATTCTTTTTGATATCAGGTGCAATGGTTATGTGGATGGCTGCAGGATTTACTGCACTTGAAGCAGGTTCAGTAAGAACCAAAAACGTCACAGAGATTTTAACTAAGAATGTAGCACTATTTGCAGTAGCATCTATTGCATTCCTGTTATGTGGCTATGAGATTATGTATGGGTGGAATGAACCAGAGACACATTCTATGTATGCTGATTTCTTCTTTCAAATGGTATTCGTTGCAACAGCAATGTCTGTTGTTTCGGGTGCAGTAGCAGAACGAAAGAAGTTGTGGTCATTCCTAATCTTCTCTGCTGTATTTACTGCACTCATTTATCCACTAGAAGGTGCATGGACATGGGGTGGTGGATTTCTAAGTGAACTGGGGTTCTTTGACTTTGCTGGTTCTGGTATTGTTCATATGGCTGGTGCTGCAGCTGCTCTTGCTGCCGTTATTATCATTGGGCCCCGTGATGGAAAATATGATAAGAATGGGAAACCGAAAAACATTTCTGGCTCAAATATGCCCCTTGTTGCACTAGGTACATTAATCCTATGGTTGGGTTGGTTCTTCTTTAATGGTGGTTCGCAACTAGCATTCTCTACTGTTATTGATGCACAGGCATTAGGTAAAATCTTTGTTAACACTAATATGGCTGCTGCTGGTGGCTTGTTAGGTGCAATGATTGTATCTAAACTTTGGACAAAACGAGTTGTTCTTAATGTAACACTAAATGGTGCATTGGCAGGATTGGTTGTTATTACTGCTGACCCCCTATCACCAAGTCCACAGATTGCGGTACTTTATGGTATGTTGGGTGGTGGGATAATTCCATTTGCTATGACTCTTATTGAAAAATGGGGTATTGATGATCCTGTTGGTGCTATTTCTGTACATGGTATTGCTGGTATAATCGGACTGCTACTAGTTCCTATCTT